TCTCGAGTTCTCTGATGCGTAGATCCTTCTCCTGGATCTGAGCCAGTAGCTCGTTGTGGGTCTTCATGGTAGGGCGGAATCTGTTTTGGCTCATCTGGATCACTCCTTGGGGGTTTTGGTGGCTGCTTTCACAGCCCACATGGCTCCATCTTCGATCGCTGTCATGGCCAGTGCCTTGAGACGTTTGATCTCGCCTTCTCCCTTGTCGTCAGTCTTTTCGATAAGATCGATGAGCTTAGCAGCCTGGGATTTGATCTCATCTACCTCTGGGTTCTGGGATGGATTGAACGAGATGCCGACTCGGTATTCGCCTGTGGTTGTCATTGGGGATTCCCTCTCGGTGACTGCGGCGGTAGCCGCAGGAACCCATGATCCCTAGACTGATTTGTCTATAGGGACAAGGGTTTAGCTCTTACCAGGGTGGGTCTCCACAATAGCTTACGCGCTTCTCTCTCTTATAGTAGGGGGGAGGGAAAAGTCAGGGTAGGCTCAAGGTGGGAAAAAACATATATAACGGTTTTTAAGGGGGGTCTAGAGTCGGAGTCGCCAGCAGGCACTGCTACAATCTGGGGGAGCTACCACCCACTTACGATTGGAGTGCCTGCTGACGAAACTTTGAAAGGGAAAGAGAATTTGGGGTATGAAGCCGGGAGATTCTTCAGAGGAGGGAGGAGAGGGTATCCTGGATCTCCCGGCTTCACTTCCTCTCACGGTACCTAGGGAGATACTCTAAATACCGTGAGAGATTTCCTCGCTAATACCCGATTATGAACGTCTGCAAGGGTGCGAGTCCTTTATAAAAATAATCGGATTTTAGATTTTTAGGTAATATTTATGCATTAGTGGTATCAGAAATCTTTCAGGAGACAAGGGAAAAATTATGTCTCTCTTCGACGATCCCGAAGTACAAAACCCAAAAAAAGACTTAAGTCTCCAAGGGTTAGCTCCAGTTCCACTGACTGTGGAGGAGGTGCAGAATGCTCTGCCGAATCACCTCCGGTCGAGTGTCACTCAGGGGATGGTAGACAACCTCAATACGATTGCAGCCGATCCTATTATGGCTGAAAATATTAAAGCTAATTTTGTTGGATATTCAGCTATTTTAAAGGATGGTAAATTCAAGACTGAGGAATATATTAATGCAGTTACATATGTCAGTTTCAAGCTTATGGGATTTACAAACATTGAATCCTATACTCGAACATTTCCCCAGAGGTATGCCAATCTGGTGGCCAAGGGGACCTCAGCGAAGGACATCTCCGGGTATGTAAGCGCGTATAACAGGGGTAAGTTACCTAATCTCATTATGGAGCAATCCCTGGTTCCAACTTGGGTGTTGAACCAGGATCTGTTCCAGAAGGCTCTCAACGTTCAGGCAGACCTGATGTTGAACTCAAACAGCGACAAGGTCAGGACTGATGCTGCTAATTCCCTCCTGGTTCACCTGAAGAAGCCTGAGACCAAGGAGTTCCAGATCTCGATGGAGACCAATGAGTCTGCAGGCATCAAGGAGATGCGGAATATGCTGGGTGAACTCGCAAAACAGCAGCAGGACATGATCAAGGACGGAGCTAAAACGATCGACATAGCGGCAACCAGGCTGGTGGTGACGGAACAATGAGTGACTATGATATGAACATCCATACTAATCCTGATGCTGTGGCATGGGCAAAGTTTTATGTCGAAACGAAAGCCAAATATACCGGTCCTGAACCATTCGATACCGAAGATAATATGATCGGTTGGTTTGCAAATGCGATGATGGCTATGCATGATTATCTGAAAGGTGGACCAACCATATTACCTGATGGTTCAGCATTTTTTGTTGATACTATTTATAAGCCGATGATGTTGGAAAATAAAGATGCTTAATGTCGACGATGCTAGTGGTTACCCCAATGAGTGGGTTAAAGAACGAATCGTCGTCAAGAAATCCCTCGACGAATGGCTCGACGAGGTGGATTACCATGATATTAATTCTGGTTCCTATGTTCCGAGTCAGTTTGCCCTTATTTTTATGAACTTCGTTAAACTCGTAAATGGTGCTGAAGGAGAAACTCATAAGACACCTCCTGTGCATCTTAAGATGCTTGATAAAATGCTTTCTAAAAAGGAATTAATTGCTAATCTATGTTTTCGTGGAGCTGCTAAAACTACTTTGTTTTTTGAATATCTGGTATTATTTATTGCTACTTTTGGTTATTTACCTGAATTTGGTGATATTACTGGTATGATTTATGTTTCTGACTCCATGGAAAATGGCGTCAAGGCTGCAAGAAAAAATGTCCAGTTCCGATATGATCATAGTGACTTCCTTAAGGAATGGATACCCGAAGCATATTTCACAGACAGTTATCTCGAGTTTACGAACCGGGACGGACATAAGCTTGGATGCCGTATGTTTGGAGCTCAGACAGGTCTCCGGGGGACCAAGATCTTCGGAAAACGACCGGTGCTGGCAGTGCTGGATGATCTGGTTTCTGACGATGACGCCAAATCCCGAGTGTCCATGGATGCCATCAAGGACAACATCTATAAGGGGGTGAATTACGCTCTGGATCCAACGAGAAGGAAGATTGTCTTCAATGGTACGCCCTTCAACAAGGACGATATCATGATCGAGGCGGTCGAATCAGGTGCCTGGGATGTGAATGTCTGGCCTGTTTGTGAGAAATTTCCTTGTTCGAGGGAAGAATTCGTTGGTGCTTGGGAGGATCGGTTCTCTTATGATTTCGTGATCGAGCAATATGAGAATGCAGTTCTGACTGGGAAGACCGAAGGTTTTATGCAGGAGCTAATGCTTCGGATTTCGAGTGATGAAGAGCGTTTGATCCAGGAAGGGGAGATCCGAGAATACTCCAGGGTGCAATTATTAGAGAGAAAATCAGTCTTTAACTTTTATATCACCACTGATTTTGCCACTTCAGACAAACAGACTGCAGATTTCAGTGTTATTTCTGTGTGGGCATACAATTCTCAAGGGGATTGGTTCTGGGTAGATGGTGTCTGCGAGCGCCAGACGATGGACAGGACGATCGGGGATCTCTTTCGCCTGGTTCAAATCTATAAACCTCAGTCTGTCGGTATCGAAGTCAGTGGCCAGCAACTTGCTTTCATCAAGTGGTTGCAGTCTGAGATGATGACTCGTAATATCTGGTTCAATTTCGCTTCGTCGGAGAAGACTGGAAAGCCAGGAATACGGCCAATTGTTAATAAATTAACCAGATTTAACTTAATAGTACCTCTTTTTAAAGCAGGGAAAATGTATTTTCCCACAGAATTGAAAACTTCCAAGATAATGGCTCATTTTTATGGGCAAATCAGGCTGGCAACTAAGAACGGTCTGAAAGGAAAAGATGATTGTCTTGATACAATTTCCCAGCTAATGTATCTAAACGCCTGGAAGCCCAGCGAAGAGATCGCGGTCCCTGATTCCAGCAGTGGCATGTGGAAGGATTCCTTCCCAGACGAGCCCAGCGCCATTTCATCGTATATAGTTTGATATTTTTAGACTACTTTTAAACTATTTAGGTGATTTTATAATGAAAATTGAGGAGCTGTTTAGCAGACTCGCCTATGGTGAGCTGTCAAATCTTGCCATCAACAATGGCGATGGAACAATCATCGAAGAAAAGCAGCCTCAAATCGTTCAATATATAAATGAAGGCCTATTAGCTCTCTGTTCGAGATTCCGGCTCATAGAGCACGAAGTTTTGATCGAGCAGGTTGAGCATATCACGCATTATCACCTTAAACCTGCCTTTGCCGAGAGCTCTGGCTCTGATGTCGAGTTCCCATACATCAAGGATCTGCCGGATGAACCTTTCACGGGCGATGTGATCAGGATTCTTGAAGTCCATGACGAGGTTGGTGCTGTTACCCTGAATGATCAGGCCAATCCGTTGTCAATGTTTACGCCACAGCCTGATATTCTCTTTGTTCCTACACCTAATCCGTATCATCCATTAACAATATATTATCAGGCTAGGCATTCCGTACTAGATACGAGACCTGGCCACATTATTAACCAAGAAATTGAAATTCCATTTTTTCTGGAAACTGCTTTGCAGAATTTTGTGGCTTATAAGACATATAGCCATATGAATGGTCAGGAAAATATCGTTAAAGGTCAGGAATATCTGGCAGTCTATGAAACATCGTGTCTCGAAGCTGAGATGCGCGATTCAGCGAACCAGTCTTTCCACACCTCACATGAAAAACTCGAGATGAGAGGCTTCGTCTGATGGGTTACCGTTCGGATATGGATAGCGCTACTGGTTTGGTCGATACGATGATTGGCTCGGCCTACCCGGTTGTCAGGGAAGTCGCCACTAATATCGAATATGTGAAGCATGTCAGTGCTCACCTTGAGTATATAGTAGGTATTGAAGATAATATTGAAGAAATTAATAAAGTTGGGGCTAATATTGAAGAAATTATAATAGTATCTAATAATATGGATGCTATTACTAGTGTTAATGAAAATATGGATTCTATCATTACCATTAATAATGATATTGAAGAAGTAAAAGAAGTAGCTGATAATATTCCAGAAATTTATACAGCTGTTGATACCATTATTACTAAAACTGAAGAAGCAGATGCTCTTCTTGATGAAGCAGAAGAATTAGCTAATGCGATTAGTGGAATAGCCAGCCCCCTTATTATTGCTGATAATCTTTTTGGTACTAAGGGATCTGTTGAATTATGGAACCCTGCAACACCGCCTGATTATATCAGGATTGCCGGACATCTTGTTGCTGGAGATGGTGGTGCAGCACTTTATAAGAAAGTGGCATCACAACCTGCGCATGCGGGCAAAATCCAATCCATGAATGGTACATGGTGGGAGCTTTCTGAAGAACGTATTACTCCTTATATGTTTGGCGCTAAAGGTGATAATGTTACTGATGATGTGGTAGCATTACAAGCATTTTTTGATTATGCGACTGCTTATAAGAAAGTCGAACTGCATTGCATTGGTTCATTTAAAATTGGAGCTAAGTTATTTATTGGGCAAGCTGGGGTTAATTCTCTTAGTGTATCAATGTATTTCGACTGTATCATAACCAGTCTTGCTACTTTTATTTCAACTGAAGAATTAGTACGTTTTCGCTATATCGGTTATGCGAATTGTAGTGGTGAATTCAGGGTATATGGCGGCTCTGCTGGAACTGCCTATGTAGATCGCAGGCAGTGGGATGGTATCGTTATCGAGCAATGCCCTCGCACACGTTTCCCCGGTTTGTCATCGCAATCCGTCAAGCGTAATGGCATTACCATACATAGTTCAGGTAACAGTAATGGTGCTCGTTTTCCCAAACTGGCAGCCGATCGTTCTGGTGGCGAACTACCAGGGACAATGTTGTCTGGATGGACGACTATATGGGCCACTGCGACCGATTACCCGCTAAATGCCACAGTGAAGAATAGCGCTGGTCGGATGTACACCTGTACCACAGATCCTGGTGTGGTGAATTCGACCGTTGAACCTGTTCATACCACTGGTGCAGTCACTGATGTTGACGGGTACGGTTGGACATATACTGGTATGAATAGCGGTTCCGTTAATTCAGCTAATCAACGCACGACATTGTTGGTTACCGACATACCAGAAGCTTTAGCGCTTGGTGATTTTATTACTTATGGCGGTCGCCCATATCATGTGATGACTGTTAATATTCCAGCAGGAACCATTGACGTATTTCCGTGGGTAATTAATCCTGTTGCTGGCCCCATTATGTATCTTGTTGGTGCTGGTGCTTACTTTGTCGGTAGTGACAGCAATATTTGTCAAATTGGATTTGTAGATACTGGCTTCAATGGTACTGGGGCTAAACTTCGTAGCCTTTATGCACCGACAATCGAGCAAATGCATACTAGTCAGGATGGTATTGGTGTTGCAATTGGTTCTGCAACATCTGGTGCATGGATTGGTGGATTTATTACTAATTTTTATGTTGAAAATCCAACATCGAGGATTAATTTTGTAGAATGTTCTGATCCTAATGGAGCAGCATTTTCAATAGGTACATTGGGTCCAGGATCATTATCACAAATATTTAAACCAACTGCGAATACTGGTACAGCACATGCTTTTCGTAATTTGAGAACTAGTATTTTAAATACTAGTGGTAAAGCATATTTAGCAACTAATGGTACTGGGGGTAATATTTCGGCATCCAGCATATCACCATCAAATATACCATCAACTCCATCATTTTTTACCAGATATGCTGATGCTCAAACTGTAGATATTATATGGGATGAGCATTCTAATCGTTTGTTCGGTATGGATGTTACATATTTATATGCATTTGGATCAGGTGTCAGGAAGAATCCCACAGGTACATGGACCTTTAACCCGCCCGCTGGATGGACCATTGTTGGGCAGTCTGTGTTTATGGGTCTACCAACACCGACATTATTTGCTATACATTATATGGTCACAGCGCAGACAGTTACAGTTACAAAAGTCTCGCAAGCCTATAATGCTGTATCTGCAGATATGGGTGATGCTACTGTAACAGTTTTTCAACATTTGCATGAACCAACATTATATTATAATACGCCACTTACCAGTACCCGTAATGTGACATTGTCATCTACTGGTGCGAGCAATGGTGCCAAATTCCGTGTTGTCAGGACAGCAGCAGCCACTGGATCGTCTAATCTGAATGTTGGATCTGGTCCACTGAAAGGGCTGACACCAGGCACATGGTGTGATGTCGAGCATAATGGTACGGCCTGGTTCCTGTCTGCTTATGGTTCCCTCGTCGATTTTACCTCAACAGTCGTATATAATCCGCCTTCATTAGCAGCTGGTGCATATGATGCGGTTCAGACATTGGCTCTTATGGGAGCTGTGCTTGGAGATATTGTAAGAGCGTCTTTTACGGTAAATCTGAATGGTGCCAATTTGGATTGTTGGGTAAGTGCGGCAGATGTTGTTAGTTTTAGATTTAGTAATCCAACTACTGGTGTTCTTGATTTAGCATCGGGAACGGTAAAAGTAAGAATTGTAAAGTAAATTAATATTCTTATTTTGGATTTTTAATATGGCATATCAACCATTAGAAGATTTTATTACAACTGATGCTGATCGTTCCAGTCGTCGTATTCGAGATATGCCCTATGGTATGAAGCGGTTCTCTCTCAGAATTGAACCAGCAGAATTAATATTCCCAAAAACTAAAAAAGGTATGGCATCTGGTGCCCAGATTGTTGTGCTTTATAATATTGGTTATGATTCTCTGACAATTAATGGTGCTACTGTAACTGGAGATTTTCGTCTCCTGGCTCCTTTGGATGCTTATCCAACTGAGATTCTTCCTGGAGAAAGTTATTCGATTCAGGTCACATATTGCCCTCAGACTACTGCTCCTGCACCTCATACTGGTGGTCTTTATATTCAGGTTCCTGAAACTGCTGAGGGGGAAGAGTTTGTTCCCCTTTCTGGTTCTAGTGATTTTAACCCTGCTGGTTCTTTTACTACTGATTTTATCATAGCTACTAATCAAGGGACAGGTACTCCAAATTATATTCAGGCTACAACTGAATATCCAGTACCATTTGCTAATGGTGATGTTTTAATTGGTGTTAATCTTCTAGCAGATAATACTTCAAAAACTGTACAAATTGCTTTTAATAAAGATGCTCCTTTATTCGTAAAAAATAATTTAGGTGAAGATTTCGATATAGGAGATCTAGCTAAAGATAGCATGATTATCGGATATAAACTCGATAATACTTTTAGAGTATTTTTTGATAAAGAAACTGCTAGTATGTATGGTTTGTTAATGGCTCAGTATGAAGCCATTTCAAACATGATGATAACTAAAACACTTATTGGAGATATTGCTCCTATACCAACTTCGCATGGTCAATTTTGGTGGGAATCTGATAGTGGCAGTCTTTATATTTGTTACCAAGATGGGGATAGTTTGCAATGGGTAGAAATTTTTGGCCCTGCATTTATTACATCAATTAATGATAGTGTAGCTCGTGCTGAAGCTGCCGCTGCAGATGCTAAACTTTCTAGTGAAAAAGCTGCTGGATATGTTTCTGATGTTGTTGTTCAAGGTGAAGTACCAATTTTTTCAACTATTATTGGTATGCCAGCAATTTTAGTTCCAGAAGATATGAGTTATATTTATATTGGTGGTTATTACGCTGTTGGTGATGGTGGGGGAGGTTATTATAAAAGAGTTACTAGTATGCCCGCACATAGGGGCAGGATCCAGACAGCTGGTGGAATATGGTGGGAATTGACTGGAGATTATGTCAAACCAGAAATGTTTGGTGCTATAGGTGATGGCATTAGTGATGATACGACATCGCTCATTTCTGCCAGTGATGCTGGTGTTGGTATTAAAGCTGAATTGTTATTTACTCAAAAATATCTTGCAATTACAGATATAGCAATAACTCCTAGAATTCATTTTTCAGAGCACGGTGGACTGAAGGCGGCGTCCGGGATTGAGGTGTTGCTGAATGGTGGTTTCGAGGCCCCGCTGGAAGCCCACATCTTCGACATATCGGCTGGCGGTTTCATCTGGCCAATCAAGGCCAGCACGCTCACGCAATACCATTATGGCGCGATCAACGACATTGCGATCGACAGCACGGCAGCCTTGCAAGCGCTCATCGATGCCAATCTCTATAAAATGCAGTCGGATGCGATACGCTTCTTGCATGGCAGGCACCGTACTACCAAGCCGCTGATCATGAACTATTACTCGATCGGCTTTAGGGGCATCGATCTGGTGGGTGCCGGGACTGTATATGACAGCTCCACGCAAAATAACATTGGTACATCAATCATTTCAGACCATTGGGAGTGCGCTCTTGAGATACAGGGCACGCGTTATATGGTCATTAAAAGCATGACGTTCTTCGGGCCATTTCAGCAGCATATCGTCTA